AAACTTGGACTACCACCCTGATCGGGATTTATATACTTTAATCTAGAATTTGATATATAATTAGAATAAGAGCTTGAGAAATATTCTGCATCACTTATTTTACTTCTATATACACTTTCTAAGACTGGACTAAGTTTTATATCATTTAAGTTAATTGTCATTTTCCTTGCGTTTTGTCGCTGGACTACAACCTAAATAATAAGCTATATGAAGCTGGCTTTTCATGTATTTAGATAACTTATATTTCTTAGCTACTTCATTTAAGATATTTTCTGCAATATCATCATCTAAAAAGTAGTTTTCAAAATGAATGTTCTTCTTGCCATCTGACATAATTTCTGCATTTTCAACTAAAATATCAAAGTCTGCAGAAGGTTCAGCTAATTTATAGGCTTTTATATAGGCTTCATGTAAGGCCAGTTCTAATTTATCCTTTAAGTTCATTACTTAATAGG